GAACGATGGTGGAACTTGTTCAAGCCCCCGCGCCTTTGCATAGTTTTTGGCCTCGATGCAGGCCTCATCCCAAAAGGTCGGAAGCGAGATTGCTTTTCTGTTTTTGAGTTCCAAAACGTAAGTCTTGCCAGCAATGACCGCAACAATGTCTCCTTCATCCTTGGCACCCGATAATCGCAAGCGTTCGGCAAAGACACCGTGAGAACGCAACCACTTGAGAACTCCGATTTCAAATGCTGAACCCTTGCGACCATTGGGATTTGCCATTATTTAACTAGCTCCAAACTGGCAGGGCGACCGGCGATGGCGCGGGCAAACTTAACTGAATCGACCAAAGCCTGTGCCAATGCCAATGCCTCTGCCTCGCTCATCTGAGCAATTTTGACGACCGTATCAGGCACCGACTGACGGACTTTATCCAAGAGTCGGGCTGCTTCTAACGACTTTAAGGCATCGGTGCCTGAATGGTCGCGGAGGCGGGCAAGGTGAAACATTGGAACTTGGGCGACGACATCCTCAAGCAAGTCAAGGTTGGCGTTGGTTTCCTCAAGGTATAGGACAATCGAGCCGTCAGAGGCGTTATGGACAGAGAATAGTTCGCTCACTTAGGCATCACTTCCCGCAGCTTGCGTTGATCCTGTGACCATTGGTCGGCTTGGCGAATGCCTTGCTCTAGGGGGTCGTTTTCTAGCCTTAGAATGACCCATAGAACGCCGATTGAGGCGATTGCCCCCACTAGCAACAAAAACTCCATAAATTCCCCCTTCTTTGGTTGTGGATAAGTATGAGGGAAGGTGGTGACACCCTAGAACGACACGCCGAGAGGGTCAATAGGCTTGTGTATTGACAGACGTAAGGACAGATGATTTAATTCTCTTGTTGGGGCGAAAGGTAGTAACTCCACGGAAGGTAGAAACAAATGCTTAACTGCACAACTTGCAACGCCACAGTCGAAGTTCTTGCTTATCAAATCCGCAACGGTCAAGAAGTTGCAGTTTGTTTAGATTGCGCGGATCGCTATTTTCAAGCCAAATTAACTGGCGAATTGATTGCAAATGAAAAGGTAGGTGCATAATGAAGGTTTATGTCTGCCTCGAATGCTATAACCAATTTGATGAAGTAAATGGCAAAGTTCTTGCCAACAATGGTTTAGAAGAATTTATTTGTGCAAATTGTGACGTGAGAACATTCTCTTTGTCCAAAGTTGCATCTTTGATTTGTGAAGCAGGATTTGATGCCTATGTTGCAATGACAGGTGGCAACTGCGGAACAATTTACATTGGCGAACCTGATGAAGAGGGTTTCTATCCGACCGCAGGTGGCGCAGGTTCTTATGCCGATGACCTTGGTTATTATCAAGAGTTTGCTATCGGCGAAGATGGAAAAGAAGACAACTTCTTTTATTTCCACGATTACACCCATCCAAATAATTGGACAGAACAAGCAGTCGCAGATGCGATGATTCACGCACATAAAACCTTCTTGGCGAAGGCAGGTGCATAATGTTAGACGTTCTCTTTGGAATTCATATCGGAGGTTGGAAAGCAATGGTGCAGTTTTGGTTTTGGGCAGTTGTGATGTTTTCAGTTCTTTTGTTTCTGTATAAGAAAGGCAAATGATGAAGAAGATTCGTTCTATCAGAGTCAGCGACCAACTATGGGCGAAGGCGAAGGCGAAGGCGCGGTCAGAGGGCAAGACTGTCTCTGAAGTCATAGTTGATTATTTGAAGGAGTTCGTCAAATGACAACCGCCGAGATTGCCAAAGGCTATGCCGAGCGCGGATGGTTTGTCTTGCCTTGCTATCCGTCACAGAAGAAGCCATTCTTTCCGATTGCCAAAAACGGATATAAGTCGGCATCTAATAAGCCAAAGACTGTCGCCAAATGGTTTGAGAAGTCACCTTTGCTCAACATTGGCATTGCTTGTGCGCCTTCAGGTCTTGTCGTGCTTGATGTTGACTTCCGCAATGGTGGCAACATCGAAGGCTTAAATCTTGACACCTTCACAGTTGCAACAGGCGATGGCGTTCATCTTTACTATCGTGCGCCAAAAAATGCGACATTTGCAGGAAAGTTGCGCGATGGCGTGGACATTAAATTCAATGGATACGTCGTCACCGCAGGTTCACTTCACGAAAACGGCAAGTTCTACGAAATCATCAAAGATGTTGAACCTGCGGAGTTCTCATTGTGATCCGATTTCTTCTGTGCTTGCTTGCCATTCCGCTTGCCATTGGAAAGGGTCGCAGACCTTGGCTTTGGGTAATTTGGATTCTGATAACCCCTTGGGCATTTGCGGTCTTGGTTTTCAATAAAAGTCACCCAATACGACCGATTGTGATGCCTGAATTCTTAATCAATCACGTCGTCAACCGAGAGATTGCTAAACTAGAAAAACAGTTCACAAAATAAAAGCAACCCCCGCCATCGGTTTATTTATCCGATGCGGGGGTTTTCCCTTGCCGTTGCGCGATTTCGGCAAGTTCGCAAGCGATGGCGATGTAAGCAGCACCATCGATGAAATTGTCCTCTTTGAACGATTCCATTGAGCGAGAAATCTTGACCAAAACCTGACAAATGGCGACTTGTTCAGGCGTTATCTCTGTTTCCAAATAGGCAGACCACAGATTAGCAATTCTTGTGTGGTTCAAATAAGGCGTTCCATAGGCATCTTGACGATCCACAGATGTCAGATGCGATGCTTCTTTGAGAACTTCCTGTCGCTTCATAATTCCCCCTTGGACTTGAAAGCGCGAAAATTAGCACAGTTTTGCTCTACCCTAGCACCGTGGCACAAATAGCGATGTTATGGTTTCATAACCCTTTGACCGGCGTTCAACGCCTGTCGATTCGCTCATTTCTCCATCACGGTCACGATGTCACGATTTTCACTTATGGGCATCTTGAGGCACCTGATGGGGTCAAATTCGCCGACGCGGGCAAGATAATTTCAGAGGATAAAATCTTCACAAGTCACGGCTCTTTTGCCGCTTTTTCGGATGTTTTTCGTTATCGATTGCTTGCGCAAACCGACTTTATTTGGGCAGATGCAGACACAGTTTGCCTGCGACCTGACTGGGATTTTGATGAATACCTGTTCAGCTTTCAAGAGCCGTTCAAGGTAACAAATAACATTTTGGGTTATCCACAGGAAAGCACGTTAGCCAAACGCCTTGTGGATGAATGCGTGTATCAGGAAGGCAAGGCCTACGATGAACTTGGGCCTGTATTGCTCACAAGGTTAGTCAGCGAATTAGGTCTTGGTTCTTATGTGCTACCCCAAGAAACCTTCAACCCTTTGCATTGGACTGAGTTCGCAGCTCCATTTAACGCGAGCATTTGCGGTGAAGTCTTGCGCAGATGTCAAGATTCTCACGCAGTTTCGCTCTCAAATTATCTGCTCAAATTTCATAACATTGACCGCGAAAACTTTCCTGAAGGATCAGCAATCGCCCTTTGGGATGAGACCTTTTAGATAATCTGCGAGCGATAGTCAACTTCGTGCTTGCGAATGTCTGAGAAGTCAGGGCTTTGCGTGACGATTGATGGGCTTGCCATATAAGTTAAAATCCTGGAATGAAGTAAGCCATAGGCGACATCAATCGGGTTGGCAGTATCTAAAGAGGCATCAATCAGGTCTTGAAAGATTTCACGCTTTGCGCCGTATGCGTGAGTCGTGATGTTGCCGTGGGTTTTCTTCAACCCTTCAATGCCGACATCGATGATTGAGTAAGGCCAAGAGCCGAGATAAAGCATTTGCCAATCATCAGGCAAGACCTTTGTAATGTGGTCAAATTTGTCTAAGAACTCAGGGTCAAATCCTGCATCATCTTCAAAGATGAATAAACGCTCAACGCCGTCGGCCAAGGCATCGGCGAGGACTTGGCGATGCGAAGCTGCGCAGGCGCGTTGCCCTGTAATGCCATAAGCCTCGGCATCAATCGCGCTATAACGCACAAATGAAATGCCGAGGTCTATGGCTTGTTTGACGAACTTTCCGAGACGGTCTGTTCGCCTGTCTAAATTGATGAGAGCAACACGGTCAAAATACTCGTTGATCTCCATTATCCCCCGCCTTCTTTTTACTTAGTGCGACCGAATTCCGGCGCAGAAGCATCAAGATACTTCAATACAGGGCCGAGGAAGCCTGCTAGAGCTGCCATTGCTAATGTCTTGAGGTCAGTTTCTCCTGCAAGATAAAGTGCGATTGCCGCTGATGCCGATGCTCGAAACCAGGATAAAGCTATTTGCTTGAATTGCTCCATTTTGCCACCTTTTGCTACTTATGAACAGGACAACAAGTGCAGGCAGGATTTGGCAAAGGCGCTTTCTTCTTGCGCTTCGGTGCCAACTTAGCCTTCACTTGATTGATGGCTTTTGGTTCATTTAGCCACCAAAACCAGGGTGAAGTATTTCCCCGATGTTCTGCTTTGATTGAACAATGAATGTGCTTGGTATGAGGATTTGAGCCGGTATATTTACGCTCGCCCTTAGCCTTCGACCAAATTTTGTGGTTGAAAATCAGATAATCAACGCGCTCATCCTCACGCCATTTGATGAAGCATTCGGCAACATCAATGCCCTTTTTAGGATCGTGAGTCAGGTCAAAAGCAAGACCTGTGTTGTGGTCGCTATTTGGGTTTTGAATTAGGTGCGCAGCAGAAGGAAGCAGTCCATCGCTCGCCTTCGCTCTTTTCGGTGCAAGAGCAGTCGCCTGTCGCAACGCTGCGACGGCAGCAGGACTGGGTTTCTTCGCTAACGGCTTCATTCACTTCCTCAGAGCTTCCTTAACTAGGTCGGTGAGCAAATCCACTTTATCTTCCAAAGCATTAACTTTGTCTTTCACACTTGATCCGCCATTTGGCTTTAACTCTGAAAGGTAGTGCTTGGTCAAAAACTTTACTAATCCAGCGTGTGCGCCGAAAATAGTTATTAGGGCAACAACAAGTTTGGCCCAATCTTCTGGTGTCATCTTTTATGGCTCCATAAATAGAACAGAGGCAACGCCTGTTTCATTATTACTGCAAACCGCCCAAACTTGAGATTTAGGGGCAACTCTAAAATTGATGTAAGCATCTTTCGGAATCACAAAACCATTACTTGTGCTTACATTTGGCCCGCCGGCATACATCGGATGCGATCCAACATTGCGAAGGTGGACATCTCTAAATTCGCCATAAGATTCAATAATTAAAACTGCGGTGGCATTAACGGTGGTCTGACTTGACGAAGCCATTTTTCTCCTTTAGCAAGACCCCGATGCTTTCAAACAAATCAATGTGGTCATCAATAGTGCGAACCACATCTTCAAACTCGTAAATCATAAAAGGTCAACAAGACTTCTCGTTCGACCTGTCGCAAGCTGCGTGTAAACCTGAGTCGTGGCGACCGACGAATGGCGCATAAGGTCGCGCACCGCCAAAAGGTCTCCGCCTGACTTCTCAAGCATTGTCGTTGCAAAGTAATGACGGCAAGCGTGAAAGGTCTTCTTAGGGATACCAAGTCGCTTCATCTCTTGAGATGTCTTCTTGGTCAGGCGATTGGGCGTGACATTCCAAAGTCTGCCGTTGGTTTCCTTTGCCAAGATTACTTCGGCAACGGCCTTGGCAACTGGAACTGCCAAATCTGTTCCGCCTTTACCGGCAATCCGTAGGACATAGCCATCATCTCTGATTTCTAGGTCTAGGCCTCGCAGGTTGGCAACTTCCATCGCCCGAAGCCCTGCCATACACCCAAGCACGAACCAATCTCTCATTGGTTGCCTTGCCTCGGTCATTAGCATCTTGGCTTCATTTGGCGTTATCGGATGAGGCAGACCACGAGGCTTTCGCACGTTAGGCAAGTCCTCAATGGAGTTGTTGTCAATCAAACCCATCTTGCGCATCGCCTTAAATGTTGATCTCAGGCGAGCTGCATAGGTGCCTCGTGTCGATGAAGCCGTCACCCCTAGGAGAAGGCGTTGGAAATCATCGACCGTGGCGTTCTGAGGATGCACACCTAAGCGCATCAACATATTCCAGTCGTTTCGGAATAATGCCATTGAGTAGCCTTGAGTTTTGTAACGCGCCTCTAGCTTCTCACGGATCACTTCAAGTGGTGTTTCTTCCATCCCCCGAGCCTATCTCAAGAATCCTACGAGATTGTGCCGTTTTCTGTAGGGTTTAACCAAGCCTG